CAACAAAATCATTCGTTCGAAGCATTATTCGGGAACGATTGTTCAAGGTTCATTCGTTCACCTCGGTGTCTTCATAAACAACCAAAACGTTGGCGCGTTACAATTCGGGCCGGCAATGAATCCGGCATCGTGTTCGTCGGTCGTGACCGGGACGCAACAAGACGAATACCTTGAACTCAACCGAATGTGGTTGGGCGATGAGGCGCCGCGGAATTCGGAATCGCGTGCGGTGTCGTATGCAATCAAATTCATTCGCCGAACGCACCCACGCGTGAAATGGATTCAGTCATTTGCCGACGAGCGTTGCGGTGGTTTGGGAATTGTGTATCAAGCGTGTTCGTTTGATTTTTACGGAATGCACGTGAATACGTTTTGGGAACTCGACGGCGAATGGTATCACAACAAGGCAATGACGATCAAAGACCCAAACAAACGAACGGCAAAGGAATTCAATTTACAACAAAACAAAGAGCGCGCGACGCCGCACGAATTGCGCCAATTCCGATACATCAAATGGCTCGACCAGCGCGTCAAAAAAAATTGCACATTGAAACAACAACCATATCCAAAACATTACAACGATGCCGGGACGCAAACGAAAACCAACTGAAATGCTCAAAGCCGCGGGAACGTTCCGCGACGATCGGCACGCCAACAAAATGGTGTTGCCGCTGGGATCACCAACACCGCGCGCGGCCGTCGGTGATAACCTTGGTGTGGTTGCTGAAATTGATACGTTCGCGTTGCAAATGTTTTCCGACGCGTGGGAGGACTACATCGCCGCACGCGAGGTCATTCGTCGCGATGGGCCAACGTACGCCACGACGACCAACACGGGCGATACTATGTGGCGGCCGCGTCCCGAACTGGCGATGATGAACAACGCGTGGGATCGGTTGAAAAAAATCATTCCCGAATTCGGATTGACGCCGAGTAGCCGCGCAAAGATTGACGCCAAAGACGAAGTTCAAGACATTGACGATTTATTATTGTAATGGCCAAGCGACAAAATAAAATCGACGAGCAACGTGCCGCGCGTGCGATCAATTTCATCGAACGCATTTGCACGCACGTAAAGGGCGACCTCGCGGGTCGGCCGTTTTTGCTGGAGGACTGGCAACGCGCGTATTTGCGCGAATTGTTCGGCGCCGTAGGTCGGGATGGTTTGCGTCAATATCGCACGTCATTCGTGTTCCTACCGCGTAAAAACGGCAAATCGAATTTGATTGCCGCCATCGGTTTGTACCTATTGTTTGCCGACGGCGAACCCGGTGCGGAAATCTACGTCGCCGCGGCCGACCGCGAGCAAGCGAACGCAATTTTTGAGGTGCAAAAACAAATGGTTTTGAACTCGCCGTTTCTGCGCGGCAAGTGCAAAATATACCGCAACTCGATCACGCTGAACGGAACGAACTCGTACATCAAAGCGATTTCCGCCGACGCATCGACAAAGCACGGATTCAGCGCGCATGCGGTGTTGTACGACGAATTGCATTCCGCACCAAACCGCGAATTGTGGGAGGTGTTGTCCACGTCCGTCGGCGCACGTTCCCAGCCATTGGTTTTGGGCATCAGTACGGCGGGCATCGACCGCGGCGGTTTGTGTCGCGAATTATACGAATACGGCAAGCGCGTATCGTCGGGCGCGATCAAAGACAACACGTTTTTGCCGCTGATTTACGAGGCACCGCAAGACGCCGACCCGTTCTCACCCGACACGTGGGCGGTGGCGAATCCGAACCTTGGCGTGTCGGTACGGATGGATTATTTCCAAAAGATGGCGGCCGAAGCGAAGGTATTGCCCACGTCGGAAATCGCGTTCAAGCAACTGCACTTGAACCAATGGATTTCAGCGTTCGACGGATGGCTGACCGACACCGATTGGATGGCGTCGGCGGGCGACGTGTCGTTCGAGGAACTGCGTGGCGAGCCGTGCTACGGCGGTTTAGATTTGGCGTCGGTGTCCGACGTCACCGCGCTGGTGTTGGTGTTTCCACGCGACGACGGGTCAATGAAGGTCGTGACGCGGTTTTTCGTTTCGTCGGCGGCCGTTGAACAACGCCGCGGCAAGACGGGTGCGTCGTACGACCAGTTCGTTTCACGTGGTGAACTCATCGTGACCGACGGCAATTCAACGGATTACGACGTGTTGCTTCGAGAGATACTTCAACTCTGCGAGGTGTTCGACGTGCGGTCGATTGCCTTTGACCGGTGGAACTCGTCCGCGTTGGTGCAGAAACTTGTCGAGGCGGGCGTTGATATGGATCCGTTCGGCCAAGGGTTCGCGTCGATGACGCAACCGATTCGCGAAATGGAAATACTGGTAAAGAAAAAATTACTTCACCACGGCGGCAATGCGATGCTTCGTTGGATGGTTTCGAATATCCAAACCAAGTACGACGAGGCGATGAACGTCAAGTTCGTGAAGAATAAATCGGGCGACAAAATCGACGGCGTGGTGGCGCTGGCGATGGCCATCGGTGAATACCTAACGTCGGCGAATGCGGACGCGAACGGCAGTTCAGTATATGAAACAACTGGAATACGATATTTGTGATGCAACAATTTGAAAATCAATGTGCAACGCTTGAATCCTTCAAGCGATTGTTTAACCTTTACACGGACGAGGGTACGCCAAAAATCGTGGCGTACGAGGCGGTCGAATCGATGCACGTTTCGATCTACGGACGCCGCCGTTTTTCCCGGTATGAATCATTCCAAAACTCAATCAAAAATGCGAACCGACACATCAGCAACCACGAATGACCAAATCCAAGCCATCATTGAGAAACTCGAAGATTTGGTGCTGGCTAAAAACACGACGTACGGCGATTCGTTGCAAAACCCAGTACGTGTGTTCTCACGCGCTACATCGGTGGAATCGATATGCGCCCGCATCGACGACAAGTTGTCCCGCATTGCGGCCGTGGGCGTGAACGACGAAACCATCGACACAATATACGATTTGATGGGGTATTACATTCACCTCATTATTGCGTACGAACGTGAACTTTGACGTTTGTCGATAAGTTATTATCGTTCGTATTGATGCGCGTTGTATTTTATTTTTATTTATATATCCCTAAAGGGATATATAAATAAAAATAAAATCAACTACGCGTGTCAATAAATTTTTTCGGTCAATTCCAACACTTGCTTGGGATTTATTTCGTACATTCGTACGGGATCCCGTATTATGGCCGAATCACAAAACACAATCCTCGACCGCGTTCGCGGTTTGTTCCGCGCGTCACCGAATAACCCGTCGACGTCGTTGGCTAAACCCGCCGAATGGTTGTTCTCGGACGAACGTTCGAAAACGGGTGTTTCCGTAAACGAAAAATCCGCGATGACCTTTTCCGCGGTTTGGGCCTCCGTTCGCATCTTATCGGAAACAATCGGTTCGCTGCCGTGGAACGTTTACACCATCGAAGGCGAATCGCCCGTCGTGGTAACGGGTAACCCCATCGGCCAACTGCTTCACCGCCCAAATTCGATGATGACGTCGATGGTGTTCCGCGAAACGATGATGGCGCACCTTTGCCTACACGGAAACGCGTACGCATTCATCGAGCGCGACGGCACGGGCAAGCCAACCAAATTGGTTCCGATTCACCCGCTGCGTGTTGAGGTCAAAGTCGTCGACGGCGAGAAATTTTACCACGTTGACAAAAAAGAGGTATACGCCGATTTCGAAATGATCCACGTCTGCGGATTGTCGTTCGACGGCGTTGTCGGTTTGTCACCGATCAAGGCCGCCCGCGAAACCTTCGGCATTGGTTTGGCGGCAAACCAGTTCGGCGCCGAATTCTTCGGCAACGGCGCAAACGTCGGTGGCGTGCTAACGCACCCCGGTCGTTTGTCCGACGAAGCATACGTTCGTTTGCGCCAATCGTGGGCCAACTCGTACGGCGGTTTGGGTAACTCGCACAAAACGGCAATCCTCGAAGAGGGAATGCGTATCGAGAAAATGACGATTCCGCCCGACCAAGCGCAGTTCCTACAAACGCGCCAATTCCAAACGCAAGAGGTCGCCCGCTGGTTTTTAATCCCGCCGTATATGCTCGGCGATTTGTCGCAGTCGTCCACGCGCGCAAACATCGAGGAACAAGGTATTCAATTTGTCCGCAATACGATTCGCCCGTGGGCGGTTCGCTGGGAACAAGAATTCACCGACAAATTGTTCGGTATGGATTCAACGTTGTTCGTTCAGTTCAACCTCGAAGGTCTGCTTCGTGGTGACATTAAATCACGATACGATGCGTACGCCGTCGGCCGCCAATGGGGTTGGTTGTCGGTGAACGACATTCGCAAAAAAGAAAATCTCGGCGACGTTGAAGGTGGCGACGTGTACCTTCAGCCGCTGAATATGGTCAACGCCGGAAACGACGAAGGTATCTAAACTATGCCGTGGTCTAATTATCCCCAAGCCGCAACGGACAACGCACAACGTGCGTTGGATCACCGCGCCGAATACGATTCGGAGTGCGGAACCGCCGTTGGTTGGGAAACTGCCCGCATATTGGCCAACCGCGAGGAGGTATCCGTTGAGCGTCTGCCGCGCATTTATTCGTTTTTATCCCGCGCCAAGGTATACGACCAAGGCGATTTCATCGATTCCGAAGGAAAGGAAATTTGTGGATCGGTAATGTTCGCCGCGTGGGGTGGCGATGAAATGCTCGAATGGGCGACGGAAATCTACAAGACGTCCGAAGAATACAACCGCGCCGCTGGCGAGCGTGTGTCGTTCGATTACGACGGCACGCTTACGACCGCCACGGGACGCGAGTTGCTGGAAAAGGAACAAAACGATGGTTCCGAAATCTACATCATTTCCGCGCGCGACAACGACGACGAGTTGTTGACGTTCGCGGCCGAACACGATATTCCCGCGTCGCACGTGTACGCTACGGGATCAAACGAAAAAAAGATTGAAAAGGTGAACGAACTTGGTATCGTGCGTCACTACGACAACAACGTCGACGTGATCGCTGAAATCGGTGGCGTTGGCGTGTTGGTTGCCGACCGCGCAATGCCCGACGAATTAGAATTGGGCGATTTCGTGCGTTGGAATACGTCGAACGGGTATGCCTATGGTCGTGTCATCGAAATCGCAATGGATGGCGATTTGGAGGCCGATTCGGGCTTCGTTGTCACGGGTACGCCCGACGACCCCGCCGCCAAAATCCGCGTGTACGAATTCGATGAGGAAATCGGCGCATACGTTGAGCAACAACCGCCGTTGAACGTCGTTCACCGATTCTCAACGCTTGAGGAATACGACGCCGACGTCCGCAAGGGCGCACCCGTAATGGAGCGCCGTATCACGACGCAACGCGCCGACGTAACGGGCAACACCATTCGTGGTTATGCCGCCGTATTCAATTCGCCGTCCGAAGATTTGGGTGGGTTCGTTGAGTACATCGCGCCGGGTGCGTTCGACGCCGTAATGAACGACGACGTTCGTGGGTTCTACAACCACGATTGGAATTACCTTCTCGGCCGCGTGTCGTCGGGAACGCTTCGCATTTTTGTCGACGAGGTTGGTTTGGGTTACGAAATCGACCTACCGAACACGTCATACGCCAACGATTTGGTGGAACTTATGAAGCGCGGCGACGTCAACCAATCGTCGTTCGCGTTTATGATCGAAGCCGACAAATGGGAAACCAAAGGCAAACAAAACATTCGCACCATCACCAAGGTGTCGCGTTTGATTGACGTCGCGCCCGTCGTGATCCCCGCATACCCAGCGGCAACGTCCAAATTGGTTTCGCGCGCATTGAACGCCGACACCGATTTGATAACCGATATAAATGTGGAGGCCGCCGCCGAAGCAACTACCGAAAACGTGAACGAGGTCGAACGGCCGAATTTGCGCTCTTTTATTCTACGAATTATTAACCTTCATTCCTAAAAAATGAACTCGATTCAACTGCGCGAAAAGCGCGCCGCGTTGGTCAACGAAATGAATCATATCGTTGCCGCCGCACAAACCGAAGGCCGTTCACTGAACGCCGAAGAAAACCAAAAGTTTGACGCTATCGAAAACGACGTACGCGCCCTTGGCGATAGCGTCGAGAAAATCGAGCGCGCCGAGCAAATGAAAAAAGAAATCGCCGCCGGTCGCGAGGCACGTGCCGAGCAAAAGGAAATCACCAAGCGTGAGGCGTTTTCTAAATACCTTCGCCACGGCCTCGCCGGACTGAACGCCGAGGAGCGTTCACTGGTTGAGCAGCGTGGAACGGATCCCCAATTGACCACGCCCGCAAGCGCTGGTGGATATTTGGTTCCCGAAGATTTTTCATACGCGTTGAGCGTTGCAACCAAGTTCACCGGTGAGGTTGAGCGCCTTGCCCAAGTGTTGAACACGCAAAGCGGTGCTACCCTTCCTTACCCGAAGGTCGACGACACGAGCGTTGTTGGTGCTATCTTGAGCGAAGGTTCTGCCGACGTTGTTAGCGATATGACGTTTGCCGCCCTTAACCTCGGCGCCTACACGTACTCGTCTAAAATCGTTAAGGTTTCTTACCAACTTTTGCAAGACGCCGCCTTCGACCTCGACGCCTTCTTGGTTGACGCACTTGGTACCCGTATCGCACGTGGCCAAAATGCTCACTTCACCACGGGTGATGGTTCAAGCAAGCCGACCGGTTTGATCACCGCGGGTTCATCTGCCCTCACTACCGCGAGCGCAACCGCTATCACGGCCGACGAAATCTTGACCCTTATCCATAGCGTTGACAAGTCGTACCGCAATTCTGCTTCGTTCGCTCTTATGGGTGCCGATTCTACCGCCGCTGCTATCCGCAAACTCGGCGTTGGTTCATCTAACGACTTCCCCGTGTTTATCCCGGGTATGGCCGCTGGCGAACCCGACCGCGTATTCGGTGTTCCGTTCTACGTGAACAACGATATGGCTGCGATTGCCGCTACGAACAAACCATTGGTTGCCGCTGATTTCAGCAAGTACGTTGTTCGCAACGCCGGTGGTGTTCAAATGCTTCGCTTGAACGAGCGTTACGCTGACGCCTTGTTGGTTGGTTTCATTGCGTACAAGCGTTCCGACGCTGGTGCGATCAATGGTAGCGCCATCAAGTACATCACGATGAAGGCCTAATCGAATGGAAATTCGATTCATTCAAACCTTGGTTGGTAATGGGTTTGCATTTCGCGCTGGCGAAGTGCATTCCCTTGCCGCCGAGGTGGCGATGGAGTACGTTGGCGCGGGTTTGGCCGAAGTTGTGGCCAAGCCCGTCGCCGAACGTGCTGAACGCGCCGTCCCCAAAGCAAAAGCACAAAAGCGCTAAAAAACAATGAACGCACAAAAAACCATTCAAGTTGTCACGCCGCCCGCATCGGAACCGCTAACGCTGGCCGAGGTGAAGGAATTTTTGCGCGTTGACCATTCGGATGACGACGCAACGTTGGCGATTTTCATCGCCGCCGCGCGTCAATTGTGCGAATCATATACGCGGTTGGCGTTACTGCCGACCACGTTCGAAGAATACTTCGACGAATTCCCCGAATACACGGGAACCTATAAAGACGAAATTCGTTTGTCGCGTTCGCCCGTTTCCGCCGTTACCTATGTGAAATACATCGACGGCAACGAAACGACGATCACGGCGAGCGCATCGGACTACAAAACCGATTTGATTTCGCAACCCGCACGCATTTCACCCGACAACGGATGGTTCGGAACCTACGAAACAATCAACGCGGTGTTCATTCGCTACGTTGCGGGATATGCTAATGCCGCCGCCGTACCGGCGCCGTTGAAACACGGAATGTTGCTGGTCATCGGCGATATGTACGAAAACCGCACCGATTCGGTCAAGCGTTTGCCGACGGCCGCGGAATACCTTTGGAATCCCTACCGCGTATTTTCATTCTAATGAATCCGGGCGATTTCGACCAGCGCATCACGATTCAAAACGTGACCGAATCCGTTGATACGTTTGGACAACGCGTCCAATCGTTTTCGACGTTGGCGGTTGTATGGGCGAAGGTCGAGGAAAAACGCGGCGCCGAGGGGGAACAATCGAACCAAATTGTCGCCACGCGGATGGTTGAGTTCTTGATTCGCTACCGCGCGGGGTTAAACGAACGTATGCGCGTCGTTTACCGCGGAAACACGTATATGATTGAATCAATCATTTCGGGCGACGAACGCAAAAACACATTGCGAATCCATACCAAATTGTCGGACTAATGGCGCGCACGTATGTTCATAAGGGTGGCGACACGTCCGGCATCGGAATCGATGGTGCTGAATTGAACCGCGAAATTTCGCGTGTGCTGAACGAACTCTCGCAATATGCAAAGAGTATCGACGCCCGCGATTTGGGCGTCTTACAACGCAACGCAATGGCCCTAACGCGCGACGCGATGCGTGCTGAAATCACCGATTCAAAGGAAACTATCAAAGTTTACCGCAATGGCGGTTTGTATGCGGAAATCGAACCGGGAACATTGAAGCGTTCCATTGGTATTGGACGTTCCAAAACCAATGGCCCAGCCCGTTTGTTTTCCGCATATTGGGTCGGCCCACGCGTGAAAAACGCATTCAAAGACCCCGAGAAGGGCGGATGGTTCGCGCATTTCATCAACTACGGAAACATCAAATCGGGCAACTATTCCGGCTCGAACCGCGGGTTTGCCGATCGCGCCAAGTCCCGCACGATGCCGCTGGTGTTGGCCAAGTTCACCGCCAATGCGAAGGTGTACCTCGAAAAAGAATTCAATAAAGTGGTGCAATGATTGGTAAGGTAATCAAATCCAAGTTCACGACCGATTCGAATTTGAATTCGTTATTCGCTGGCCGTGTGTTTCCATCCGTTGGCGCGCAATCGCAAACGACGCCGTTCGCCGTTTACGAGGTAATCAATAACACGCCGTCGCGATCCAAAGATTCCGATTCTCACATTGATGAGGTCGACGTGCGGATCACGTTGATTTCAACAAACTATTCCGACACCGCAAATGGTGTGGAATATGTGCGTTCGGCATTTGTCCGAATGCGCGAAATTATTTTGGACGTTGCCGTCCAAAGTTGTAAATTTGAAGGCGAACGGGATTTGTTTTCGGACGACGAACGTTACTTCGCCAAGCAAGTTGATTTAACCTTTAGAATCATTCGACTATGATCAAAATTCAGTTGGCCAAAGATTGGGAGGTAATGAACGAACGCATCATTCTCGCGGGTTCATTCGTTATGGTTCCAGCCCATACCGCCGAGCAATTAGAAAACGCCGGGTACCTCGTTACCGAGAAACCCGTCGAGAAACCCGAAATCAAAAACCCAAAAAAACAATAAAAAATGCCCGCTTCTACTGCTATTATGAATGCGACGGACGTACTGATTCAGTTCAGCACGGATGGCGTTACTTACGACGAGGTTGGACGTATGACCAACGCATCGTTGTCAATTTCAATGGAAACCCGCGACACGTCAACCAAAGATTCAGCCGGATGGCGTGAACTTTTGAGCGGTCAACGTTCGTGGTCTTTGTCCGGCGACGGACTTGTTGTGTACTCGCTGACGAGTGCCGACGGATATTCCGACCTTTTCGGCTACCTTAACGGCCGCACCAATTTGTACGTCAAATTTGGTTCCGTTGCAAGTGGCGAAAAAGTTTATTCCGGCCGTGGATTTATCACCTCGCTGGATCAAGAAGCCGGAATGGAGGACAACGCCACGTTCTCATTCTCGTTCGAAGGTACCGGAGTTTTGGCCGAGGCCGCAAACGCCTAATTAACTGGGGGTCGATTTCGACCCCCTTTATTTCCTTTTTATGGTTGAATACATCGAAACAAACAAAAAGCGCTATCCCGTACGATTCGGGTTCAACGCATTGCGTGAATTTACACGCGTCACCGGTATGCCGCTTGCGGCACTAACCTCGTTGCAAAACGAAATCACCCTCGACCAAGCCATCACCTTGGTTTGGTGCGGATTTAAGGACGGCGCCCGCAAAGAAAAAATGCCGTTCAAAATGGAAATCGACGACGTCGCCGATTTGCTGGATGAAGATCAAACGATTCTCGAAAAATCGTTCGATATCTTCGGCCGACAATTCAACGGCGAAGGCGAAAAAAAGTAAGCGGCCAAAGCATCGACGGCAACGCTGATTTCGAGGTTCCCACGTGGGATTCGTTAGAAGCGTATGCGTTTGGTCAAATTGGGTTGTCGCCGTCCGAGTTCTACGATATGACCCCGCGCGAGTTTTCAAACACGTCGCGGGGATTTTCGGAAAAGGTAGAACGGCAATACCGCGCAGATTGGGAACGAGCGCGGTGGATTGCGTCGGTGACGATTGCGCCACATACGAAAAAGCGATTGTCGCCGACCGATTTGATTCGGTTCCCGTGGGAAAATAAACGGCAAAGCCCGAATCACGTTTGGTCACGTGGTGAGGTGCTTGCGGCACACAATCAAAAATTTGGTTCGAAATGAATTTATCGTCCATAAACTTAAGTTTTTTCGCCAACATCGCACCATTGGTTGCGGGGTTGAACAAAGCCGAACGGGCGCTCGACAAAGCCGGACGGCAAATGCAAGCGACCGGCAAAAAACTCACGTTCCAATTAACGGCACCCATCACCGCGTTGGGTGCCGTTGCCGTTAATACGTTTCAAGCGTTCGAGCAACAAATGGCCGAATTGAAGGCCGTTTCGGGCGCCTCGGCCGAGGAACTCAAGCGGTTGTCGGACAACGCCAAAGAATTGGGCGGAACCACGATTTTCACCGCCAAAGAGGTTGGCGCGCTGCAAACCGAATTCGCACGTTTGGGTTTTTCGGCCGCCGAAATTGAAAAGGTAACCGAGGCCACGTTGTATTTGGCGCAAGCGTCGGGCGAAGATTTGGCGCGTTCTGCGGAAATCGCTGGTTCAACGATCCGCGCATTTGGTTTGGACGCATCGCAAACCACGCACGTCGCCGACGTGATGGCGGAATCGTTCAACAAATCGGCATTGGATTTGTCGACGTTTGCCGATTCAATGAAATACGTTGGCCCGGTTGCGGCGTCTGCGGGAATTTCATTAGAGGAAACGTCCGCGATGCTTGCCGTGTTGTCGAACGCGGGCATCAAAGGTTCGATGGCTGGTACCGCATTGCGGAAAATTATTGGCGACCTCGCTGGCGGTTCGCAACCATTGACTGAAAAATTGAAGCAACTCGCCGCGTCGGGAATGACATTTTCGGATGCGAACGAAGAGGTCGGACGCACCGCGCAATCGGCGTTGTTGGTATTGTCAAAGGGCGCCGGTCAAATCGACCCGCTGACGGAATCATTCAAAAACGCCGACGGCGCCGCAAAGTCGATGGCCGAAACGATGGGCGCAACCGCGCAAGGCGCATTCAAAAACCTCGAATCCGCATTCGAGGCGGTGATGATTTCCGCGGGCGAATTGATTGCCGTTGCATTGGTTCCGTTGGTGAATAAAATCACGGATTTTTTGTTGTTGATAAATTCCGCGCCCGGCCCAATCAAAGTTTTGACGCTGGTCATTGCGGGATTGGTTGCGGCGCTTGGGCCGTTGTTGTTCACGTTCGGATTGCTGCAACGCAACTTCATCGCGATGCTGCCGTACCTCACGAAAATCGGAACGGCGTTGCGGTTCATCGCCGTTCAAGGGTTGCGAATGTTAATCGGCCCAATCGGTGTTGTGATTGCCGCAATGGCGGCGTTGGGTGCGATTGCGATTTACGTCGGGTATAATTTCGAAGCGTTCAAAGCGATGGCGTTGAATGCCGTCAAAATGTTCGTCAACCTATCGATTGGGTATTTGAACAAATGGATCGGCGTATTCAACGCAATCGCCGACACGCTTGGTATGGATTCCATCAAAATTCAGTTGTTCGACAAACTTGAATTGGAGGCCGTACCAAAATTGAAATCCATTTCGCAAGTCGCCAAAGAGGTCAAGCGCGACGTCGCCGCAATGTTCGGAACCGGCACGGGATCGCCCGCGTCCGACCCGCAAGTTGCTGCCGAGGGTTTCGCCGACGCGAATTTGCAAGCGGCGGGTTCGATGAACGTCGCCAAAAAATCGGCCGAAGAACTGAAAAAAGAGGCCGAGGAACTTCGCAAAAAATACGAGGGTTTCAACCAAATGCTCGAAAACCAAATGTCGTTGATGAAGCAATACGCTTCGGAAACGCAACGCGAGGTTGAAGATCAATTGCGTACCGACATTCAGTTTTTGCCGACGATGGAACCCGTCGATATGGATGACATCGTCGAACCCGAGGTGTTCACCAAGTTGCCGAAAAATTTTGCACAATTGTCGTTGGCGGCGCAAGAAATGAGCAAAAACATTTCCGATTCAATCACAAGCGCCGCAACGTCGTTCGCGATCGGAATCGGTGAAATGCTTGGTTCGGCATTGGCGGGCGGCGAAGGGTTCAAGAACTTCGGGCAATTCGCGTTGATGACGTTGGCGGGACTGCTTCAGCAAGTCGGTGAAATGGCCGTGCAAACCGGTATCGCGTTGATGGGTATCAAAGTGGCGCTCAAAACGCTGAACCCCGCCGTTGCAATCGCTGGCGGTATCGCGCTGATCGCGCTGGCGTCGGGCATCAAAACGTCATTGGCGAAGCGTGCCGAATCAATCCAAGGCGGCGGCGGTATTCCAATGCTCGCCGAGGGCGGCATCGCTACCGGCCCAACCCTCGCAATGATTGGTGAGGGACGTGGCCCCGAAGCCGTCATTCCGTTGGATAAACTCGAAGGGATGATGGGCGGTTTCGGCGGACAAAACGTCGTCGTGACGGGACGCATTCAAGGTTCCGATATTTTGATTTCAAGCGAACGCGCCCAGCGCGAACGTTCGCGGTATCGTGGTTTCTAATTAAACAAAACAAATGGCCGTTCGTCTTTATTCCGAGTTTAAATCCGACCAAGGGGATCAATACAAAATTGAAATCCACGACACGCAATGGTTGGCCGCGTCGACGACATTCAACGTCGATTCACGCGGTTTCGAACTGACGTACGAGGGTGAAACCGACGACATCGTTTCGCCAATCGTATCGTCACGTTTGACGTTCGGCGCATACGCTACGGACAACACGTTCGAAACGTTCATCGACACGCTGAAATTGTTTCAAGAAAACCGATTCCGCGTTGTCGTGTACCGATCCGAAACCATCACGGGGCGCAACGTCGACAACGGATTGGTGATGCAATCGTTGTTGACGAATGAAGGTGACACGGAATACCAATTGTTTTGGATTGGTTGGTTGACGCAAGACCTCGTTTCGGTCGAGGACGCGTCCGCGCCATACATTTATGAAATCACGGCAACGGACGGCATCGGACGTTTGGCGAACGTTGAATATGACGAGGCGAATACCATAATCGAAACCAATGGATTGCAGTTGACGCGCGTCACCGACGTGCTGAAAAACGCATTGACGAACATTGGTACGGCCGACCTTTGGGGTGCGTCCGACGTATTCTTTGAAACGGCAGTTGACTGGTGGGAAACGAACGCGCAAACATATTCGACGTCGGTTGACCCCGCCGTGAATCAAGCGTTCGACGTTCGGTATTTCAACGAACGCGATGACGACGGCAACGTCGTATATCCGTCAACGTTGGAAATACTGCGTCAAATGGCGACGTTGTACAACGCGCGCATTTTTATGCAACGCGGTCGATTCGTTTTCGAACAATACGGCAACCGCGACACGTCGTCGCGTTACGTTTCACGATACACAAAAACCGCGTCGGCAATTTCGCGAACGTTGGTTTCCGACGACGTCGTTTTCGACCAAACGTTGTACGGCGCACGTCGTTCGGGAAACAATTGGAATTTTTTACCCGCCGCACAAACGGCGAAAATCCATTATGTTCAGCGGTTCCTAAACCCATTCAACGCGTTCGGTTTGTTCCGATTCCGCGTGTCGCCAAATTCATATACCGCGGGATTCATCGCCGGCGGTTCGGGCGTTCAACTTGGTATGGGAACCGCCGAGTTCAACGTGAAAATCGTTGGCGCCGCATCGCTAACGGCGCCAATTTTCCCCGTGTTCAAAATGCGAATCCGCATCAAAGATTCGTCAACGGGTACGTTTTATTATTGCAACCGATCATACAATGGCGTCGCAACGGGTGGCGCAATGTTTGGAATACCGGCGTGGTCAACAACCGCGGGTGAATACTATTTTGATTTGCCCGCATTCTTCACGTCGGGAATCGCCGTCGTCAAATATCCCGTTCGCATAATCACGCCCGACATGCCGGTCAACGGCGAATTGGATTTTCAATTGCAATTGCACGGCGTGTTCCGTTCGTCGAATGGTTCGGCATATACGCCGTCGCAACCCGTATTGTTCGACACGACGTTCGTGTTTGACATCAGCACCGACGGCGCAACCAACGCGCCGGGTGCGACGTTCTCGTCGGTCAACGCCGAGGCGGGCATTGATTCACGATTGACAATTGATTTGGGCGACGTAGTGATCGCGGACGGCCCATTGCAATCGGGACACTTGGCCGCGTACAATGGTTCGGCGTGGATTGGTACACAAGATTGGCGCAAAGGTTCCAGCGGAACGGCGTTGCCGATTTTGAAGTTGTTGTCGAACGAAACGCTGGCGTTGCACGTACGCCCGATCGAACAATATAACGGAAACGCAATATACGCGTTCGATTTCGGCCAACGCATTGTGTTCGATTCCGACGCGTATTTGATGACGTCGGGAACATACACGGCGAACAACGACGAATGGAACGGCACGTGGTACAAAATCCAAACCATTCGTGCGTCCGTTTCTGCGATTGATCCCGTCGATGATTTGGTTGAACGTTCAACGCTTAATTCCGCTACGACGTCGGGCGTATCGCCAAACGATATTGTCGGCGGCCGAATCGGCGGGATGGTTGTTGATATTGAAAACAAAAAGGTCGGCCCATTCGAACAAACCGCAACGGGCGGTAAAATCGGCGGTACGTTGGACGTCACCGGCAACGCCGTGTTCGACGCCAACGTTCAAGTTGATGGCGATACGACGATTGTCGGAACCATCGACGTGACCGATTTGGAGGTGTCCAACGATTTGTCCGTCACGGGATCGTCAACGTTGGGCGGGTTGTCTGCCGGCACCACGACGTTGGGCGCATCGACCATTTCGTCCGCATCGGTAACGGGCAACACGTCCGTTGGCGGTACGTTGGGTGTAACGGGAACGTCAACGCTCGGCACGCTGAACGCGGGAACGTCAACACTTGGTTCGGCATCGGTTACGGGCAACACGTCCGTCGGCGGTACGTTGGGTGTCACCGGCACGGCAACGCTTGGAACGCTGAACGCGGCGGCCACGTCGGTGACGACGTTGGCGGCATCGTCAAACACCACGATTGGTGGAACGTTGGGCGTCACCGGCACGTCAACGCTCGGCACATTGAACGCCGCGGCGACGTCCGTTTCAACCCTCGCCGCATCGTCAAACGCCACGATCGGTGGAACGTTGGGTGTCACGGGGAAATCAACCCTCGGAACGCTTGAGGCGGGATCGTCCACGTTGGGCGCGTCAACCATTGGTTCAGCCGTCGTCACGGGTGAAACCGAACTAATCGGCGCAACGCGAATCGTGGAATCGTTGCAAGTCGACCGCGCCGCATCGTTCACGCAAGGCGTCAACGTCGGCGGTGGCGAGGGCATCGTCACCAACGGATTGGTGTTCGGATTGGACGTCAACGCATTTTTGATGAACGTCATCGGCCCATCGAAGATTGACGGCACGTTAAACGTCGCCGCCGCCGCAACCATTGGTTCGGAACTGAACGTCGGCGGAACGTCACGATTGGCGGACATCACCGCAACGGACGCATCGTTGTCGACGTTGGAAACGTCGGGCGCGGCAACCATCGGTCAAACGCTGGACGTCGTTGGGCGAACGTCAACGCAATACGTTCAACTCGATACGGACTTTGTTCCGAACGGCGAACCAGCGGGCGCATTTTATTGGGATCCCGACGGCGGAATCGCAGCCGTTCGCGGCATCGATGGCGTTTCGTTGGATTTGAACGAAAAGGAAATATGGTTCGTGAAAAACCAAACGGGTTCGTCGATTGCGGCGGGTTCGGTGGTTTACGCGGCGGGAACGCTGGGTGCGTCGGGACAATTGTTGATTGCGAAAATGATTGCGAACGGAACCATAAACGCGAAATACTACCTCGGCATCACGCAATCGACGATTGCAAACGGCGCCGACGGGTACGTCGTTCGCGTCGGTAAAATCAAAGGACTGAACACCACGGCGTGGAACGACGGCGACGTGTTGTACGTCGATGAAACGACGGCGGGTGCATTGTCCGATACCGAACCAACGGCGCCGAACCTCAAATTGCCGACGGCGTTTGTCGTTCATTCGGCGGCCAACGGAACGATTGCCGTACGCCAAACGGCGGGGACGTATTTGTACGAATCGCACGACGTTCAAATCGTATCGGCGACCACGAACGAGGTATTGGCGCGCACGTCATCGGGACGATGGGAAAATAAAACCATCGATTCGTTGTTGTCGACGTCGGATCAAACGCCGACGGAAACCGACCAATCGTCGTTCAGTAAGGTCTACGGCGGTTCGGGTACGATGATGGGCGACCCCGAAATATGGATGCCCATAACCATTGGTGGGGTTGACTACCTCATTCCGTTGTACCTCGCACCATAAGTTGTCGAAAAAATTTTTCGTAATATAAACAAAAAAATTCATACATTTACACGGAAATGAACCCGCTTCAGTACATTGTAACGTTTGCCCGCGCCGCTGGCGGGGCAATTATTGACGGGTTGATTGCCCGCCCAAACTTTAACGATATGGCGAACCTATCCCTCACCTCACCATCTAACGGCTCGGCCACGTTCAACGGGACGAGTGATTATGTGGCCACGAACATACCGAACGCCTCTTGGCCGACGCAATATAGCGTTTCATTTTGGGCGAACATTAAAAGCGGATCTTCGGATGGTATGCCGTTTGTGCTTGGTGGTGGCTATTCAGTAGACGGCTTTTTTATTCAGTATCGACCATCAAGTAATGCGTGGGAGATTTGGTGGACTTTAGCAAACAATACAAACTCAAGCATACAAATCGCAAACGTAGCGGTCGCTGGCGAGTGGGCATTTATTACGATGACCTACAACGGCTCGACGTTAAACCTTTACAAGAACGGCTCGTTAATTGGTTCGGCAAGCACCACAATCAAAACGCCGACCACATATAACGCGCAGATCGGAAGGTATCAAAACGGCGCCGCTGGTTACTGGTGGAACGGCAACCTCGCCAACGTCGCCGTGTGGAACCGCGCGCTCACGTCGGACGAGATCAACTCGATCCAGTGGAAGCGCTACGACCTTTTGACCTCGGGCGAGTCGACGGGACTGGTCGCGTGGTACGCGCTGGACGACATCACGGGTACGAGCGTACCCGATAGCACGGGAACCTACAACGCAACGGCATACTAAACTATGGCTACAACGACCACAACGACCAACAAGCCGCTAAACCCACGCGCGCAAGACCTATCGCCCAAAGGGTACAACCGCGCGGCGCTATTTAGCGGTAAGGCGCTTGACTTCGATGGCGTGAACGACCTCGTCACGGGTTCATCTGCCGCACTACCATCAAGCGACTACACAATCGCGGCGTGGTTTAATGTTGACACATTAAAAGCCAGCGGCCTCGTAATATGGGGCGACGAAACCGCAAGCGAGCGCCGTGGTATGGTTCTTTGGGACGGCGGCGTCGGTAACTGGCGTTTATTTTCTTCAACCTTCGCCTCAAACATACCATCTACCACAACCATACAAGCGGGACGCTGGTACTTTGGCGTGGTTACGCTTACCGCCGCTGGCGCCGCTACGATCTACATCAACGGCAAGCAAGACGGAACGGGTACGAACACTTTGGCCGCCTACACTGGTACGCAGTATAAGATCGGCGATAGCGGATCGAGTGAATTCACCGACGGCAAGATCGCTGGCGTTCGTGTTTTTAATCAAGTGCTCACCGCCGCGCAAGTGGCCGACCTATACCTCAACCCCGAGAAGATCACGCCCGACGGCGTGGCGACGTCGGCGCTGAAGTTATGGCTCCCTATGATGGAGGGCGCTGGCGCGTCGGCCTACGACGGATCGGGCAACGGCAACGACGGCACCATCAACGGCGCAACGTGGACGGCTGGCGTCGGTTCGCCCGTAGCGCAGACGGCGCTGGTAAGTTGGAATAAGGGGGTAAATATCCTCAAGTACAGCCGCGCTCAATTTACTGCGGGGTCGGTAGAAAACTGGAACGAAGGCGGTGGAAACCCGCTGACGCCGTTAAGCGTTACGGGTATCGACGGACAAACGAACGCCGCCGCGACCTACTTGAACGACCAAAATAGCGACGCCGACTTCGCGTACTACCGAGCCGCGCCAGTAGTAAGCGGAACGCAGTACAAGGTAACGGGATGGCTGAAACTTGGAACCGCGACCAACGCGGTGGTCGTGCTTAACAATTCGGTCGACTGGAACACCATCACTGGCGGCAATTTCGTCGCTACGGCCGCCGCTGGGTACGATCAGTGGAAAGAGTTTAGCATCACCTTTACCGCGCCAGCGTCTACCACCATAAATATCCACGTCGGGTACCATCTTGAAACGGGTGTAGCGGCACAAACGCTTGGCTCGTTTTATATGGATGCGTTCTCACTTCGCCGCGTTAGTGATGGCGACGCCTACATCAAAACGAACGCCACGGCGCAGACGTCGGCCGTGTTGGTTCCCGAAGGGCTAACGGCGGGCGCCTCGATCTTCGGCACCGACATCATCACCCCGCGCAACGCCTTCGCCCTTAACCTCGACGGCGCGTCGTGGGCGCAAGTGGGGGATAATGCGTCGCTGGACTTTGGTAGCGGCGAGTTCTCATTTGAGGCGTGGGCTAATTTCGGGCTGAACGATAACCAGCAGACCATATTTCAAAAAGGCGACGCGGGTATCGGAAGCGCGCGCGGTATTAACCTATTTAGAACGACGGCCAACTTGGTGCGTGTAATTATTACCGCCGATAGCGAGGTTACTATAATCGGCCCATCTGTCACTATTTCAACTTGGAATCACGTCGTAATAACAAAGGACGCCTCGAACGTTAAAATGTACATCAACGGCGTGTATAATTCACAAGTCGGCTCACCCGCTGGCACTATAAACGTGGACACGCCTTTGAGAATTGGAACCTTTAATAATGCCCAATACATCAGCGGCGCCATCGCCAACCCGCGCATCTATAACCGCGCGCTAACGGCCGCCGAGGTGCTTCGTAACTATAACGCTGACAAAGCGAAATTTGGACTTTAAACAAAACTAAAATGGCTAACGGAAACGTCTTTTTATTGGTACCGGAAAATAAGTTCGATACCAAATTGCCCGCCGATTTGAAAACGTACGATTGGACGGAATACCAATACGACCCGAACGACCCTACGGCCGAACCAACGCCCGTTGTGATTCACCCTACGTGGCGTCAATTGGCCGAACATAACGTGTACGAGTTCGGCCCCGCGGTACCCGTGCAACACCAAGGTGCGGTTGTGTACGTCGTTGAACTGCTCGCATCGTGGATCAAAGGCGACGTCGCCAAAATTCAAGCAACGGGTTTCACGTTGTTGGAGGTCGTCGAGGCACGTCAATTCATCGCCGACAACCAACCCGAACCCGTTGAACCCGTAACCGCTGAATAACAATGACACGTGGCGAACAAACTGGTTTGGCGTGGGGTTCCACGATCGCGTCGTGGTTGACGTTGGAAATTAACCCGATTTTGTCGGCACTTGCGTCAATCTTTGCATTGGTGTTGTCGGCGATGCTGATTTACAAAGCATATTTGGACATCAAGCACCGCAAATCAACGATGGGCAAATGATTGACCGGTTATTTCGCAACCCGAAAACGACCATCATCGGTTTACTGGTGATGGTTGTTTCGTTTGTATTCGTTTGGTTCGGCAAAGCGACGTTGTCGGACGTGAGCATTTTGCTCGCTGGTGGATTCACCGCACTATTCCTCAAAGACCCCAACCAAGATGGCGGCAAAAACTAAATCGCAATCCGTTTCGACCTACGTTTCGAAATCACGCAAGCGTCGCAAGCACGCCAAATCCACGAAGCACGGGAACAAGGCGAAGGCATACCGCGGCCAAGGTCGGGTGTGAAAATCAAAACCAATATCTGCGTGTTTTTTATTAAAAACAAAACCAATGCGTAAACTGACCCGAATCATTCTGCATTGCACCGCAACGCCCGAAGGACGTCACGTTGACGTCGCAACGATTCGCGAGTGGCATCGCAAACGCGGTTGGTCGGACATCGGGTACCATTTCGTTATTTACCTCGACGGGTCGGTTCACAACGGACGCCCCGTTGAAAAGGCGGGCGCGCACGTATCGGGCCACAACGCCGACACCATTGGTGTGGTGTACGTCGGTGGAACGGACGCGGCCGGTAAAGCAAAGGACACGATGAACGACGCCCAGCAAACGGCGTTCGTGAATTTGGTCAAAGCGTTGCGCGACAAATACGGCGCGTTGACGCTACACGGCCACAACGAATACGCCGCGAAGGCGTGTCCGTCGTTTAACGTAAAACAAAAATTCGGATGGCTCGTTGGATACTGAACCCAATCACAATCGTCGCGCTCGAGGCGTTGTTGTTCACGTCGTGTGGTGCGGAATATCACCTACGCCGTGCGATTGCAAAAGACCCGACGATTTTAAAACCGACCGCAGTTCGGTTCGATACCATCGTCGTGACGAAGGAACGAAAATTGACCGACACGATCGTGATGAACGACGTTGATACCATCACGATTCAAAACGACCGCGTACGGGTGCGTTTGGTGCGTTCTTACGACACTTTGCGCGTCGAGGGTACGTGCCTACCCGACACGATACGAATCAACGTTATACGCCAAATTCCGCAAGTCGTCCAACGTCGGTCGTTTTTCGCCCGCCGTGAGTTCGGTACGTGGTTGGGATTGGTCGTCGCTATATTCGGAATCGCGTTTGCCGTTTGCGGTTACCGACGCCGCTGGTACTGATTATTCCGAACCAATTGAATGACCCGCTTCGGCGGGTTTTTTTGTTTATGTTGATAAGTTATTGCCGTCCGTATTGATGCGCCGTTTATTTTATTTATTTATATATATCCCTAAAGGGATATATATAAATAAATAAAATCAACAACGCGTGTCAATAGTTTTTTAGGGTGAACAAAATTTGGTTTGGAATCAATTTGTGTCGTACGTTTGCCGAAACAAACAAAAACAAACGCAATGGAAAACCACGAAACGTACCTCGGTAAAGCAATGATTCAAACCGCCATCGGTGTTGTGCTGGGCGTAACCGCCGCATCGCACACGTCAATGACGTGGACAATCATTCTCGGAACGCTTGCATTGGTATGGTGTGCAGCCGCGCACGACAACTTCAACAAATACGAACGTCGGGGCTGACGTTTGTTTGTTTGTTTCTTTTATTCCGAAGCCCCGAACACGCCCCGCCCGTCAAACGGCGGGGTTTTTTATTGTGGATAATTTTATACACGGCGTGTTTGGATTGTTGAAAAACTTGCCGTACGTTTGTCAAGCGTAAACAAACAAACGCACTTTTAATTATGAACAAACCCGATTTCCAAAAAGGTGTCCGCGTCATTTTGTCCGGCACCGCACAATGGGCGCAACTGACGCCCAAATCCGGCCCAAACAAAATGGCCAATAAATACCAATGCGATTTGATGCTCGACGAAGCATCGGTCGCACAACTTGAAGCGCTCGGCGCATACAAGTTCGTCCAAATCAAAGGTGTGGACGGCAAACCCAAATACGAGGTTCCCGCCGTTCGCATCAAAGCCAACAACCCGCCCAACGTGTTCGATACGCACAAAGCGACGTTCGACGATTACATCAACAACGGATCCACGTTGAAGACCAACTGCATCGTCAAAGCGTACGAATACAACGGCAAAAAAGGTTTGTCGGTATGGGTGAACGACGTCATCGTTCTAACGCTCGCCGAGCGTGGCGAGGGTGGCGGTACGCCGTCCGACTTTTTTGATGGCGTGGTACCAACAACCCCGTCGTTTAGCAACGAACCCGTGAACGCGACCGAGGATGACAATTTCCCGTTCTAACGTCGTTGATCGGATTATGCACGCCGAATGGCTGGTTCAGTTCGCCGAGAACTGGGCCGGCCTATCGGACGGCGTAATCAAACGCTCGTCACGGATGGCGAACATCAACGAGGTGCGCCGTATGGTGATCGCGTACGCGTACTATGAAATCGGTTTGTCGCAAATGCAAACCGCCGCCGTAGTCGGACGCAAACACCCAGCCGTTCACCATCAGTTGACCGAGCATAACGAATCACTGTCAATGGTTGGGAATACAAACCGACAATTGAACCCAACGTATGCTCGCACGTACAAAATGTTTTGCGACGACGTTGCGTACCATTCACGCACGCAAGACGCGGAATACCTACAACGGGAAATTGCCCGTTTACAAATGTTGTTAAACGATTTACAAAAGGAAACAAAATGACCATCGAATTCACTTGGCGCAACGAGGACGCATTTTTCCTCACGCCGTCCGTCGTAGTGTTCGCCGACGTTGACACCCGTTACATCGTCGCATCGTTCACGTTCGCCACAATGCTGGTGTCGATACCGAAATGGAAATGAGCCGTTCGCCATTTTTGCCGCTATCGTTTTCGTCGATCAAAGAATTCGCGAAATCGCCAAACCATTTCCTCGCGTACAAAAACAAACAACGGGAAACGACCGCGTCGATGACACGCGGGTCTGCCCTACACACGTTTGTTTTGGAACCCGACGAATTCGAAAAGCGCTACCTCGTGGCGCCCGACATTCGTCGCGGAACGAACGCGTGGAAGGAGGTAGAATCCGCCGCGGGCGATCGTGAAATTCTCAAAGATTCCGAATTCGAGGTCATCGAGAATATGGCGGAAGCGTTGTACCAACACCCCGCCGCCGCACAATTGTTCGCCCGTAAGACGGCCGTCGAGCAAGGTGTGGAATTCAAGTTCAACGGACTGCCGTTCCGCGGGTTCGTCGACCTCGTTGGCGATACGTTCGTGGCCGATATTAAAACCACGCAAGACGTTTCGCCGCGCGAGTTCCAACGTTGGGTGTTCGGAAACAAATACCATTTGCAAGCGGCATTGTACTGCAAAGCAACCGGTTTGGACGAGTTCTACTTCGTCGGCGTCGAGGCCGCGCGACCGCACAACGTGATGGTTTATTTGATGGACAAAACGTCGATTGAATTCGGTATATTTGAACTAATCCAAATCACCGAGCGATTCAAACAATGGGACGGAATGCCCGCGACATACGACAACGACATCAACGTTTTAATGCCGCCGAAATGGCTGACGTTACCGAACGACTGAACCGCGTTGCCGAGTTCGCGCATAACGCGCGTTCGATTGCCGAGCGCTGGGAATCCGACGAATTGATCGGGTTGTGCGACGACATCGAAATAATGGTCGCATTTTGCGAAATGAACCTACCAAATTATGCCCTTACCACGTACCTTGCCGGAACTGCGCCAATTCGCCACACGGGTGAACGCGACGAAATACGCCAACATTCCCGCGGCGGCGATCCCGAAGCCGACGTTTAGCGACACGACGGCAAATGGACTTACCAACGCGATCATTTACGACCTCGTTCACGTGTGGGGTGGCGCGGCATACCGAATCAACAACGGCGCCACGTATGACGGCAAAAAGGGTGTATATCGTGCGGGCGTCACCCGCCGTGGAATACCCGACATCATTGGTGTGGTCGGTGGACGATTCATCGGCATCGAGGTAAAAATCGGAACCGACCGCCAATCGGCGCACCAACGTGAGGTCGAGGACGAAATCACCCAAGCGGGCGGTTTTTATTTCATCGCGAAAACGTACACCGATTATGCTGGAAAAATCGCCGCGGCGCTCGGATAAGCGAAACGGCGAATGGGCCGAAGCGCAGTTCGTCGCCGACGCAATGCGCCAAGGGTTTGACGTGTTCCGACCGATTGGTGATTCCGCGTCGATTGACTTCATCATTTCGAAGCGGAACATCATTCAAACGATACAAGTCAAATCCACGTGGGTCGATTACAACGGCAAATCGAAATGGAACCTCGGCAAAGGTTCCGAATCGAAGGGGCGATATACGGACGAGGACGTCGATTTTTTCGCTTTATACGACGGAACGTTGAACGCGTGGCGGTTCGTCCGCCCCGAACACACGAACGGACAAAAGACATTTAGAATACATCAAAACGAAACAAACAAACTTGAAAACTGGAATGACCTCGAAACACGACATCGCGGACATCGCGCGTCGGTACCTCGCCGCGGGATTTAGCCCCGTACCATTGGTGCGCGGGGAAAAGCGCCCCGCGGTAAAAAATTGGCAACGCCTTGGTTCGGAACCCATCAGTTGGGCCGACACCGAACAAATGTTCAACGAAACGGATTCCATCGGTATCGTATGCGGGTACGACGGCCTCGAGGTATTGGACATCGACGCGAAGCACTTTGACGGCGACGAAATGACCGAGTTCATCGCGATGCTGGACGAGGCCGCGCCCGGTCTGCGCGATAAAATGACGATCCAGCACACGCGGTCGGGCGGCCAACATTGGATATACAAATGCGATGCGGTCGAGGGGAACCAAAAACTCGCACGCAACCTCGCGGGTGAAACGACGTTCGAAACACGCGGCACGGGCGGTCAAATCGTGGTGTTCCCGTCGCCGGGCTATCGTATGGCGTCCAAAATCACGATGGTTCAGCGCATCACGCCCGCCGAGCGCGACGTATTGTTCCGCTGCGCGCGGTCGGTGACAAAAACCATTGAGGTCGTGTCACGCGCTACGGCGCAGAAGGTCGCCACGGAGGTCGACGACAAAACGCCGTGGGGGGAGTTCCGAGCGACACACACGGCGTTGGAAATACTCGAAGCCAACGGATGGCGCGTCGTCGGGAGAAATGCAAAATATACATATTTGAAGCGCCCCGGCGATACGGACGCGAAAACGTCGGGCGTCATATTCAACGACACCGGTTTGTTTTGGCCGTGGACGACGTCAACGCAGTTCGACGCAGAACGCCCGTACGACGCGTTTCAATGCTTCGTCGTGCTGGAATGCAACGGCGACTTTGACGAAGGGTACCGCCAACTGCGCGCCCGCGGTTACGGCGCGACCTACACGATCGCAAACGACGTACCCGAACCCGTGGTTGAGGATGAATTGACCGAGGACGAAATGATGGCGACGCTATTGTCGCTTGAGGTGGATTCGACCATACCAGTTGAACGCCCGCCCGTCGCCGTTGACGTGTTCACGGGCGTGGAATCGTTCGTGTTGGGTTCGCTGGGTAACTTCGTGCTAATCCAAGGCAAAGCCAAATCGCGCAAATCGTATTTCGTTTCCGCCGTTGCCGCCGCCGCACTTGCCGACGGCGTCGTCGCCGAAGCGTTGCGCGGGTACATCGGCGACCGCGTGGTGTTGTACATCGACACCGAGCAAGGCGATTACCACGCAGCGAAGGGCAAAAAACGGATCCTTACGATGGCGGGGTTGAACCCGAACGAAAACCACGACCGGTTGAAGTATTTCAAGTTCCGCGGGTTGGAACGCAACCGCGAACGACTGGCATTCGTGGAATTCGCCCTATCGCGGATCCCGAACATTGGTTTGGTAATCATCGACGGCATCGTTGACCTCGCGTCGAAGGGCGTGAACGACGAAGAAGAAGCGACCGAAATCGCGTCGCGTCTTTTGAAATGGACGACCGATTACAATTGTATGATGGTGGCGATTCTGCACGAAAACAAAAACGACAAAAACGCAAAGGGTCACCTCGGCGCATATTTGGTGCAAAAGGCCGAATCGGTCGTCGGCGTGGCCAAAAACGAAAACGATGCGTCGGCGTCGACCATTACGCCCGAGTACACGCGGAATATCGAATTCCCAACGCTGACGATGCGCGTGAACAACGACGACACAATCACGATTGGCGAACACGAAGAATCGGATTTTTACGAACTTGACCGCGTATGGACGCCCGACGACCTTCAACGCATCGGCCGCAAGATAAACGGCAAGATGAAAACGGAGGTCGTGCCGTTCATTCGCGACACCGAAGGCGCGAAGCAAAAGGAGGCCACGAAGGCGCTCAACTTAATGCTCGACCAAGGAATCGTCACGTTCAGCGCGGGACGACCACAACGCGCCATTTTTAACGACAACAACGACGAAATCGATGCACCCTTCTAACATCACCCGCGCGGAAACGTTCCAATGCGAAGCCGACGCAATGCTAATGCTCGGCGACCTATTCGGTTGGCGGGTACAAAAAACAACCGAGTTCGCCCGAATGGACGGCATCATTTCCAGTGCCGACAACGATATGTTGTTCGTGTACGAATTCAAATGCCGCGACCTATCGTTGGACGAACTGAACAAAATGGGTTCGTTTCTGCTCACGTACGAGAAAATCACCGACGGGTGTCACGCCGCCCGTGTGCTGGGCGTGCCGTTCATATTGGTGGCGTATCTGCGTAAATCGGAAAACATCGTCGTGTTTCGGATCGCAAACGATAGCGGCGATTTATTGTTCGGGTTTGACGTCAACCGCACGACGACGCGCAAAAACATTTACGGCGGTATTGTGGATCGGTACAACGCATTTTTGCCGGTATCGGAAATGAAGGTCGTACGATGATACTGAACGGGCTTACACGCGAGGAAATCATCAAAGCGGGGTTGGGTTGGATATTGGACGACACGTCCGACGACCAAACCAAGTTGGTCGACAAAATAATCGAACGATTGATGGACATACCAGTCGGGGCGGTCGTGCCGATCAAAGACCCGTCGAAGATACCGCAAATCAAAGCCGCCAATCGGTCGGCCGTGGTGTACAACGCCATCGAAATCGACGAGGTGGCGTGTACGTTCACCAAGGTTCGGGAATGCCGCATTCACCGACTGGCGCCGTATATGGGCGGCAAACCATTGAAAATCGGTTAAAGTATATCCATTTTTGGTATATTGGTTGAAATTCGTGTTCGGGTGTTGTGGGTTTAACAATTTGTTGTATATTTGAATCAACAAACAAACAAACAAACACAAAACGAAATGAAACTTCAAGACCTCACCCCCGGTTCAGTTATCAAGTACACCAACGGCGACGAATACATCGTTTCAAGCGGTTGGACTGGTTTCGAATCTTACATTGATATCGTTTCAATCGAAACCGATTACGCTATGCCGATGCATAAACTGACGCGCATCGACGGCAAGCGTTGGGAACTCGTTTCACAATTCTAAAACGATTAATCGCATGAAAACGGAAATCACCGAACTGACCGCCGCTTGGTCGGCGTACACGTACCCAACGTCCGAGGCGGCGTTCTACGACGCGGAAAAGGTACTGCTCAAGTTCCACGCCAAATACGGAACCATCGACATTCCAACCATCAAACAACTGATCCGATGAACACATTGCTCACCCCGTTTGAAAACGCCATATTGCGTTTGCATCGACGATACCTTGTCGGCGACAACTGGCGCGCCGCCGCACGTTTGGTCATACGCGCCAAACTGCAATTCAAATTCACGCTCGTTCGCGCATTACAACAACAAACCGACACGTTCACGCCCGAACCCAAGTGCGTCGTGTGCAACTGCCGAAACAACAAAACCAATACCGAAACGTGCAATGAACACGCGTAAAGGCTTTACCGAATGGCTGGAACATATTGGTTCCGTACACCGCGCAAACAAACCCGCCGTTGAACGCGCCCTTCAACGATTGGCGGACGGCGACCAAGCGGCGGCCACGCCGCGATGGGTCGATGACCGCACCAAACAATTGTCGTGCGTCCAAACCATTGGTTCGGAACACAAATACACCGCGGCCGACGAACCATTCGACTGGGCGGCCGTTGAGGACGAACTGAACCGCCGAATGGATATAATCGGAACCAACGGAAACGAGGGAACCCATTACGCCGACATCGATGCCTAACCTACCGCAACGCAAACAACGCCCGTGGTTGACGGGATCGGGGTTCGACAAAGGACGCCGCAACGCCAACTCAACGTTCTACCAGTCGTCGCCGTGGCGCAAACTGCGGGGAATGTTTATCCGCGAAAACCCGACGTGCGTCCTATGCGGTCGCGTCGGTGCCGTCGTCGACCACATCGTTCGCGTGAACGATGACCCAACCAAAGCATTGGAATGGGCAAACCTTCAAACAATGTGTCACCCGTGCCACAACGCCAAATCGGGGCGTGAGGCGCACAACAAAGCAACCGACAAATGAATCAACCATTCCGCATCACGATCGAGCATTACGACCAACGCGTGTCCGTCGAGGTCGACCATTCCGACGTCAGCGCCGACGAAGCGGTGGAAATGTTCCAGCGTGCAATGCGCGCCGCTGGGTTTGATTACGTCAATCTAAACGTTGACAACGAAGGCGGTGACGTCAACCACGACGTTGACGCCGACCACGACGCGTACATCGCCGCGGCCGACGCTCTGCTCGGTGGGAACATCGCAAACGAGTTCTTCGATTGGATTGACTACAAACCCAAGCGCGGTGAAATCGTCGAGGTGTCGAATGATGGTATCGATTGGGACACCCGCGTGTTCGACTGGCACGACGGCAAAGCGTATCGCGTACCGG